ACAATTTAGGGGACTAACACTCACGCTGTATTAAGAGACGCCCTTTGAGCTTGTTAACATGTATAGCTATATACTGGCGCAATTCCTTTACACCTATAGCTAGTTTTTTTGTGTTATTGAATAAGGTTGTCTGTTTTCCTGCAAGTAAGACTAACTAACACAGTATCAATGAGTTATGTTAGTCAGTCTTCTTGTGGGATTATATAAAAAACCCCCCGAAGGGGGTTTAAGGCTGTTAAGCCTTAGCACTGCGAGTTCTGCGAGCAGGTGCAGGAGCAGGTGCGCTAGCACCAGCGATTGCAGACTCGAGCTTTACAAGGTCGATGTCTGCATAGAGACGGGTGGACTTCCTGGGTTCAGGAAGGTCATTCCCGTGTCTATCCTGGGTGTAGTAGACAGGTTCTTCTGTCTGTACATCCCAGTCGATGTGATCGCCTACTGAGAGGGACTCGAAGTAAGCGGTTACAGCGTCTACTTGATCTTCTGAGGCATCAGATGATTCAAGTAGGTACTTCAAAGATGGTACATGGTACAGAGTACCTGTCCATCTGAAGATACCTTTTAAAAGTCCTTTACCTTGTTTAGGTGCTTCTGCACACACTAATAGGGATCCACCCTTGTTAATTCTTCTAATATACATATTATGTATTTTTTATGGCAGGGGCGCACGACCACTGCCAAATAAAGGTGGGGGAGTTGTTGATTAGGACCCATCACATTCTCTAATACAATAGGTATTTAAATGGCAGACTTGGGGGGTGACTTAGGGGGTAACTTGGGGGGGATGGTTCCACGTGGAACAATATGGGGGGAATTTATTATTTGGAAATTTCCCTAATGTCCCTATAATTTTGTATATTAGAATTGTAGAGCATCCTCTGTATACCACAGAGATCACCCTTGAGGGATTAAAATAGTAGGGGGTCAGACGTTGGATGGTAGGTCTAAATAAGACTGAGATTTCTCCGACAGGTGCAAAAAGGTCTGATAATATAAACCAGGGAGTGGACCATTACACATAGGTAGAGTGTTCTGAATTAACAGAGATATTAGGATCCATGTAGGTGTAGGACATAAGTCTGACGTACAGCCCAGGTGAAATTTACAGATGAATTAAAAGATCTCTAGGGGAGAGGTGTATTTATATAAAACTACTTTATGAAAGAACCAAATAGAGAACGTAAGAATGATATTAAGTATACAATACAGCTAAATGATGAACAAAAGGAGGCTAAAAGACTTATTAGGGAAAACCAAATTGTGGTTATTACTGGTAGGGCTGGATGTGGTAAATCACTTGTATCAGCACAGACAGCTCTTGATTTTTTGTTCAAGAAAGAATGTGACCAAATCTTAGTTACTAGGGCAGCTGTAGAAGTGGGGCATTCTCTGGGGTTTCTTCCTGGGTCTTTAGATGATAAGTTTAACCCCTATCTAGAAGCATTTATAGAAAACCTAACAAAATGCTATGATAAAGGAAAGATACAGTCATTAGTGGAAGATAAGAAGGTGACAGCCCTGCCAGTGCAGTTTATCAGGGGCAAAACTATAGATGATGTACTAGTGGTAGAAGAAGCCCAGAATCTTACAAAGACAGAAATGCTTGCTATTCTCACTAGACTAGGAAAGACAGGAAAGATAATTATTAACGGGGATAATGAACAGCAGGATATAAAGGGAGAGTTTAATGGACTTAAATATGTTATTGAACTATCTAAAAAAATCCAAGAGATTAAATGGGTAAAACTTAAACACAACCACAGGTCAGATCTAGTAGGAAAAATACTAGACTACGAATACAAGGGGAGCTAAGCTCTCCTTTTTTATTAACATAATGTGTATAAGTAAATTAAAATAATATTTTATTTATATATAAATTTGGTAAGTTTAAACATTTTAAGTATATTATATTATGAAAAAACCAAATTATGAGATTGAACCTATTGAAGGGCATTTCTCCCATTATCGTGTAACCACTAATAAATATGGAATGCAGGTAAGGGTACCAGTCATTGATGTTAGAGATGGGGTGGTAGAAAGGATTACAGCTCTACATATGGAGAGTATGTCTAAGAGGAGTAAATATATGAACTACAATGAATATCACAGATCACATAAACCAAGAAAAACATTATGATACATCAGTGCAATATAAACTGTAAAACAATGGAACCAGGAATGTCTGAGTCTTTAGGAATCCAAGACCCAGGTAAATGGCTACCTTTTATATTTGATATAGGAATGGTGGAAGCTGCAAAAATGACGACAGATGATGAAGACGATGCGTTATTTAATTGTACTTCAATCTTTACTATGAATGGGGATGTATATATAATAGATACCCCTTACAAAAAGTTTTCTAAAATATTTTTAGAATATTATAAATCAGAATAAAACCAATTAAAATGACAGAAGAAAAACAACCTACTAGAGAAGAAATTATTGCTTTTCTAAATGAAACTATTGAAGTGACAAAACTTAGGTCGGAATTGCAAGATCTTAATACAAAAATTGCAGTTAGTCGAGCTGAAGAGTTAAAAGCACTTGTATTTATTGGTCAAATTACCAATCCTAAACAAGATGAGTTAGAAAACTATACAGTCACTCAAGATGATATTGATAATAATCCTGACTTTAAAGACAATGGTATAAAAGCTGGTGATGAGATTAAAGTGCCAGCTGAAGTAAAGAGAAAACTTAAACGTGAAACTGCATAATAATGGCTGTAGTAAATCAAGTGGACAAAAAAGCAAAACTTGATAAATTCACTATAGTTCAGTATCAAATACTTACACACTGTTTTCTTACAGGCATTGTTCTTAGTAGTGCTGAACTTACATGTTTATCAATGTTAGCATTAGAGGGTGAGCAAGAGCTGAATAGTTTTTGCCAGAAGATGCATTCTATGTCTATATTCAAGTCTGCCCAAACTGTTAGGAATACAATTTCCAAAGCTGAAAAAAATAAGCTTGTAGTAAAGGAAGGAAAGAGCAAAAAAAGAATATGGATTAATAATGAAATGAAGGTGCAAAAAGATGGTAATATATTATTAAACTATAAATTCTTGTCTCTTGAATCCTCATAAAGTTAAAGACCTTCTTCCAAGTTTTGCCATGGAAATTGATAAACCTGTACATGAAGTACAGGCTGTTATGCTATTCTACTATAAAACAATAAGACAACAACTGACAAAGCTTGAGGATGTAAATGTGCATTTAGAAAATTTAGGCACATTTTATATAAAGGAAAGGGCTCTTGATTCTTACATAGAAAAATGTGAAAATATAATAGAAATACTTTCTAACAATACTATAAAGGAATATGCATCTAAAGAAGATTATAAAATTAAACTTCAGAAGATGAAGAATATGAAAGATCTTTTATTAGATGAAAAACAAAGAAGAAAAGATGTAATTAATAAAAGATTTAACAATGAGTCTAAAAGCTAACATATTTAAGATTTGGAAAAATAAGGGACAAATACTAGAAGGTATAGCTAATAGTATATTTAAACATGAGGACGTAGAGGCTGTAGCTGAATACAGAATGTTTGTCTGTAAAAATTGTAAGCTATATGATGAGAAAGGAGAAGGCTGTATGGTGCCTGGTACATCTCCCTGTTGTAATGAAAAGCTAGGAGGATGTGGATGTAGTCTTTCTTTAAAGACAAGGGCTATGTCTTCTGAATGTCCTTTTAAAAAATGGAAAGCAGAAATGTCAGAAGATGAGGAGGATATGTTAAACAAAAAACTAGGTTTATAATGGCACTAATATTTAAACCAGAGAAACATGAATATGTATCATTAGCTGATGATGGAATTAAATGGACAAGTGTAACTAGTTTCATATCTAATTTTAAACAGCCTTTTGATGCAGACATTATAGCTAAGAAATCTTCTAAAAGCAAGAAGTCCAAGTGGTATGGAATGAATGTAGAAGATATTAAAACTGCCTGGGCTAGTGAATCTAAAAGAGCTACAGATTTAGGTACATGGTATCATAATCAAAGGGAGGTTGATATATGTGGACTTGAGACAATAGAAAGAGAGGGAGTGAATATCCCTATATTTAAACCTATTCAACAAGATGGAGCAAAGATAGCTCCAGAACAAAAACTTAAAGAGGGTGTCTATCCAGAACATATGGTTTATTTAAAATCAGCAGGACTTTGTGGTCAATCTGATTTAGTAGAAGTAGTAAATGGAAAGGTAAATATAACAGATTATAAAACTAATAAAGAAATTAAAGTTGAGGGATATACTAATTGGGAAGGAATCACTCAAAAGATGGGTGCTCCTGTCAATCACCTTGATGATTGTAATTTTAATCACTATTCTCTTCAGCTTAGTTTGTATATGTATATTATTCTTAAACATAATCCTAGGCTTACTCCTGGTACCCTTAAACTTCATCATATATTATTTCAAGAAGCAGGAAGAGATCGTTTTAATAATCCTATATCTGCTCTTGATACTTATGGTGATCCTATTGTCACAGATGTAGTACAATATAATGTTTCTTATTTAAAGGATGAAGTGATATCTTTAATACATTGGTTAGCAAATAATAAAGAAAAACTTAAGAAATGATAAGATTACTTGATATACAAAATGGTAAAGTAATTCCTAGTGAGCATTGTTATACTTTAAAGTTTCTTAAAGATATTATGGAAGAACATCCAGATGAGTATCTTAAGATATATGCTTATTTGTTTTATATGACATGTCCTAATCCTGACATGAACCCTTTCTTTGATATTCCAGAGACAGATAAAGAAGAGTTTATTCTTAAAGAAATAGATGCAGACTTTAGCACAGAAGATGAAAAGGTCATTCATGCTTTAAAAATGTGTGAAAAGATGTATCAAACTCCTACATATAGAGCCTATTTAGGAATTAAAATATTCTTAGATAATATGGCTAAGAGCATGGCTAGCGAACAACTTACATTTGGTAGAGATGGTTCTAGTCCTGCACTTCTCAGAATGGCTGAAAAATATGACGCTGTTAGACAATCTTTTAAAGGAGTATATAGAGATTTAATGGAGGAGCAACAGTCTTCTGTACGAGGTGGTCAGAATCTTGCATACGATCAATAACACTTAAAACATATAACAATGAGTGAAGATCAAATCTATTTGTATGACTGGTTATTTCATTATAATCCTTATACAAAAAAATGGGCAGCTTTTCCTAAAGATTTAAAGAATGAATATTTTATAAACTACAATCATCCTAGTGTAATAAGAAGTAGTTCTATAAATACATTAATTGAACTATTACAAAGAACAGAAGGGGATACAGATAAGTTAGAAAAGCTGGCGAATAAAAAGTAAATGTATATTTCAGTTCCTACATATAAAGATGGTGCATGGGGAGTTACAGATTTTTCTACAAGGGAAGAATTTAGAGATTTTCTAATTCCATTATTTAAAGAACCAGGTACATATAATTTTGACGAAACATCTCTTATATTTAATGCAGAGGGTAGAAAATTCCAAAAACAAAAATATTATTGTGATGCACCAGTTAAATCAAAAGACTTTATTGCATATTGGGATGACCAAAAAAACAAATGTAGAAATGGTATATTAGTTTATTCAAATACCAATATTTGGTATATTTCTAGAGATTATTACATGTGGTTAAACTTTCTTCCCATCTATGATAAAGAGGAAAAAAGGTTTGACTTTGCTAAAGTGCGTGATGCACAATATCATATGGCTTTATATGAGATATTAGCTGAGTTGCACTATAAACATGTTGTCATTCTTAAGAAACGTCAGATAGCTAGTTCATACTTCCATATGGCTAAACTCATCAACCAGTATTGGTTTGAGGAAGGAGCTGTATTAAAAATAGGAGCTAGTCTTAAAGACTACATTAATGAGAAAGGATCTTGGAAATTTTTGGATGAATATAAAAACTTCTTAAATGAGCACACTGCTTGGTATAGACCTTCGGAACCTGATAAGGTGGGAGCATGGCAGCAGAGAATTAAAGTGAGGATTAATAACAGGGATACATATAAAGGACTTAAATCCACTATATCAGCATACTCTTTTGAGAAAGATCCTACAAATGGTGTGGGTGGTCCTGTCACCTATTTTTTTCATGAGGAGGCAGGTATTGCTCCTAAGATGAATGACACATATGGGTTTATGAAACCAGCTTTGAAGTCAGGACATATTATCACAGGTCAGTTTATTGCAGCAGGATCTGTGGGTGATCTTGATCAGTGTGAGCCCATGAAAGAATATATTCTACATCCTGAAGAGAATGGGTTCTATGGTGTGGAAAGTAATCTTATAGACTCAGATGGTGCTATAGGTAAGATAGGACTATTTATTCCTGAACAATGGTCTATGCCGCCTTATATAGATCAATATGGAAATTCTCAGGTGGAAGATGCATTAGCAGCTTTAGAAGAAGAGTTTGCTAAAATGAAAAAAGACTTGGACCCTGCTGCCTATCAACTTACTGTGAGTCAGCAACCTAGAAATATAGAGGAAGCATTTGCCTCTCGTAAAGCTTCTCTATTCCCACAACATCTAGTGTCTAAACAACTTCAGAGAATCTCAGATAAAGACTATCCAGTAGAATATGTTGATCTATCTAGAAATACTGAAGGAAAAATTGTTTCACTACCATCTAGGAAACTTCCTATTACAGAGTTTCCCATATCTAAAAAGACAGAAGATAAGGAGGGAGTGATATGTGTATATGAACGCCCTTGCAAAGATCCTACATTTGGAATGTACTATGCTGCTGTCGATCCAGTGGGAGAAGGTAAAACAACTACCTCAGAGTCTTTGTGTGCTATTTACATTTTAAAGAATGCAGTGGAGGTAATTGTAGATGAAGGAGATGGTAAAGTGAAGAACACTATAGAAAGAGATAAAATAGTGGCATCATGGTGTGGTAGATTTGATGACATTAACAAAACTCATGAGAGGTTGGAAATGATCATTGAATGGTATAATGCCTGGACAGTTGTAGAGAATAACGTAGCCTTATTCATCCAATATATGATCTCTAAAAAGAAACAGAGATATCTAGTTCCTAAAGATATGATATTGTTTCTTAAGGACATAGGGGCTAATAGGAATGTATTCCAAGAGTATGGATGGAAGAATGTGGGTACAATCTTTAAGGGTACAATACTATCATATGGTATTGAGTTCCTTAAGGAGGAGTTAGACCATGAAACTCTACCTGATGGCACTATAGTGAAGACTATTTATGGGGTGGAGAGAATACCAGATCCTATGCTTTTAAAAGAGATGCAGGCGTATAGAGATGGAATTAACGTAGATAGACTGGTAGCATTTTGCTCTTTGATAGCTTTTGCCAAGGTGCAACAATCTAATAGAGGGTTACAAAAAAGACTGGAAACTACCAATAAAAACTTGGAAAATCCAGAAAAAAGTTATAAATTAAAATTGAACCCTTTTAGACATATGGGTAAATCTACAGGGGTTAGGAGTCAATATAGAAGACCCAATTTACCATTTAAAAATATGAGATGATGAATGAGATTGTTACAATTTCCATATCTGATATAAATGCTGGAACATTTTCCTGTGTTACAACAACAGGACCCACCAACATTACATATATCACTCCTGACACTCCCGTCACCCTAACTAATTAATAATCATGCAAGTATATAACGCACTAGACCTAAAAGCTGGCAAAAAGACCCAGTATAATAAGATGGGTACTCTCACACAGCCCATCCAGTTTCTTCCTAAAAAAGAAAAGGATGAGGAGTGGGGAGCATGGAATATGGACTGGTTAGAATGGCAGGGGATAAAACAAATTAGAAGAAATTCTAGGAAACTTTTAAAAAACTATAAACTAGCAAAGGGTATTATTGATAGAACTGATTATATTATAGAAGATGATAATGAGTATGCTGACCTTATAGAAACACTTACTAAAGAAGATCAATCTGCTCTAGAACTTAAGTTTTATCCTATTATTCCTAATGTTATTAATGTTTTAACTGGAGAATTTGCTAAACGTAGCTCTAAAATTATGTTTAGAGCCATGGATGATATTTCTTATAATGAGATGATGGAGGAAAAAAGGGCTATGATAGAGCAAACTCTACTGGCTGAGGCAGAACAAAAAGCTATTATGAAGCTTATTCAGATGGGGATGGATCCTCAATCAGAAGAGGCTCAGCAGGTTTTATCTCCTGAAAGCTTAAAATCTTTACCAGAAATAGAACAGTTTTTTAAGAAAGATTATAAGTCATTAGTAGAAGAATGGGCAACTCATCAACAAAAAGTAGATGACGAAAGGTTTCATATGTATGAGCTTGAGAATATGGCCTTTAGAGATATGCTTATTACAGATAGAGAGTTTTGGCATTTTAAGATGAATGAAGATGACTATGAATTAGAACTTTGGAATCCTCTTCTTACATTCTATCATAAATCTCCTAGTGCTCGTTACATCTCCCAGGGTAACTGGGTTGGTAAAATTGAAATTCTCACTGTAGCAGATATTATAGATAAGTATGGTTATTTGATGACTCAAGATCAGCTAGAAGCTCTTGAGGCCATCTATCCAGTAAGATCGGCAGGTCTTCCTTTAGGAGGTTTACAGAATGATGGATCTTATTATGACGCTACAAGATCATATAAATATAATGTAGAAGGACCCTCATTAGCATATCGCCAGTTTCTATCTAATTATGAGAATATGCCCTATAATGGAGATATTGTTCAATGGATATTATCTGAGGGGGAAGACTTTTTAGATTATGGTCCAACTCATATGTTACGTGCTACTACATGCTATTGGAAATCTCAGCGCAAAGTTGGACATTTAACGAGAGTTAGTGAGGAAGGAGAAATTATTCAGGATATAGTGGATGAAGGATATATTATTACAGAAAAACCTATATATAATACAAATATTATTAAATCTAAGACAAAAGATAATCTTTTGTTTGGTGAGCATATAGAATGGATATGGATTAATGAAACTTGGGGAGGTATTAAAATTGGACCTAATAGACCATCTTTCTGGGGTATGAATAATCCAGGTGGTCTTGCACCTATGTATATCAATGTTAAAAAACTTCCATTTCAATTCAAAGGAGATAGTACTATTTATGGTTGTAAGTTACCAGTTGAAGGTTCTGTATTCTCTGATAGAAATACAAGGTCAGTAAGTCTTGTAGATTTAATGAAGCCTTATCAAATTGGTTTTAATATTGTAAATAATCAAATAGCTGATATTCTAGTAGATGAACTTGGTACAGTGATTATGCTGGACCAGAATGCTTTACCTCGTCACTCTTTGGGTGAAGACTGGGGTAAGAATAATTTAGCTAAGGCTTATGTAGCCATGAAGAACTTTCAAATGTTACCTTTAGATACTAGTATCACTAATACAGAGAATGCCCTTAACTTTCAGCATTATCAAGTGTTGAACCTTGAGCAAACTCAACGTCTACTATCTAGGATACAACTTGGAAACTATTTTAAAACACAAGCATTTGAAACTATAGGTATTAATCCTCAGCGTATGGGATCTATAGTTGGTCAACAAACTGCTAGTGGCATAGAACAGGCTGTTTCAAACTCTTATGCACAAACAGAGCACTATTTTGTACAACATTGTGACTATTTAATGCCAAGGGTGCATGAGATGAGAACTGATTTAGCTCAATATTATCATTCTAAAAAACCTAGCTTAAGACTTCAATATATAACTTCTACAGATGAAAAAGTTAATTTTCAGATGAATGGAGTGGATTTACTATCTAGAGATATTAATGTTTTTGCTACAACAAGAAGTAATCATAGAACTATTCTTGAGCAACTTAAGCAATTAGCTATGAATAACAATACTTCTGGAGCTTCTATTTATGACTTAGGTAATATTATAAAATCTGATAGTATTGCTGAACTTACTTCTGTACTTAAGGCTGCTGAAGAAAAAATACAAGCTCTAAAACAATCTGAAATGCAACAGCAACAACAGATGCAGCAACAGCAAATACAAGCTAGACAAGAAGAGCAAAGACAGAAGATGCAGTTTGAAGCTGATGAAAATGAAAAGGATAGACAAACTAGAATTATTGAGGCTGAGATTAGGGCTGCAGGATATGGGTCAACTGTTGATATTAATGAAAACTTACAGTCTGACTACCAGGATGCCCTTGAGAAAATTCAAAAGCAGGATAATTATAGAGAGCAGATGAACCTAGAAAGAGAGAAGGAGGTTAATAGAATGAGTCTTTCTAGAGAGACAAATGCTCTAAAAGAAAGAGAAATACAGTCTAGGCAGCAGATAGCTGAAAAACAATTAGAGATAGCTCGTACTAATAAGAATAAGTATGATGTTCAACCTCCTAAGAATAAGAAAAAAAAATAATAGGATAGTTAAATTTTTATAGCTGTATACTGCAGAAATAAGTTTTGATTGCTTACATTTTTAATATTTATGACAATATATTTTGTATATTGTTATTGTAGAACAAAAACCAACAAAAATGAGTACACAACAACCTGCACAAACAGTTGTGCAACAAGTAGATCTTGACATAGATAGTCTTTTTGAAGGAACCCCTGGAGCAGATACTATTATCACTCCAAAGGTTGATGAAAAAAAACCTGGTATATTTAGTAATGGTGAAATGGACATGAGTTTTTTGGATCCTGAAGCTAAAGAAGAAACTAAAAAGGATGAAGAAACTACTCCTGAAAAAAAGGACAAGACTAAAGAAACTATAGATGAGTTATTAGAAATTGTTGATGGAAAGATTGAAGATGAAAAAACAAATGGTAGACCTAAAGTAGATAAATCTGGTTTAGTTGATACCATGAGTAAGTTAATAGAGGAAGGATTGATTATTCCTTTTGATGATGAGAAGTCTATGGATGAATATTCTCTCAAAGATTGGAAAGAGCTTTTAGAAGCAAACTTTCAAGAGAGAGAGAAAGCAATAAGACAAGAAACTCCTCAACAGTTCTTTGAATCACTACCAGAAGAGTTGCAATATGCAGCAAAGTATGTAGCAGATGGCGGACAAGATCTTAAAGGTCTTTTTAGAGCATTAGCTCATGTAGAAGAATTTAGAGAAATGAGTCCAGAAGATCCTAATGATCAAGAATTTATAGTTAGGAGTTATCTAAGAGCTACAGGGTTTGGAAATGATGATGATATTGATGAAGAAATTACTACTTGGAAAGACCTTGGTAAACTTGAAGGACAAGCTAAAAAGTTTAAACCAAAGTTGGATGCAATGCAGGAAGAAGTGGTTATGGAACAATTAGCTAGACAAGAGCAGATGAGACAACAACAAGAAGAAGCAGCTAATGCTTATGTTGGTAATGTTTATGAAGCTTTAAAAGCTGCTGAATTGAATGGAGTAAAGTTAGATAAAAAAACTCAAGCTCATTTATATACAGGATTGGTTCAACCACAGTATCCATCTATATCAGGTAAACCTACAAATCTTTTAGGACATCTTTTAGAAAAGTACCAGTTTGTAGAACCTAACTATCCTTTGATTGCAGAAGCACTATGGTTATTATCTGATCCTGATGGATACCGTACAAATCTTATGAAACAAGGTAAAAATCAGGCAGTTGAGCAAACTGTCCGTCAGTTAAAAACAGAACAGTCTAATAAAATAGCTAGTTCAGTTAGTGATTATGAAGAACCACAAAAACAAGAAACTAGAAAAATAACAAGACCACAAAATATATTTAAAAGATAATTTTAATAATTAAAACAAACTAAAATCCTATGGCAACTCCAGTTTTAAACAATGGTATATTTCTACGGGATACCAACTACCAAGCTAGTTCACACGTAGATTCTTATCACCTAGTAAACATGCTGAAGTCTGCTGAACCTATGGATATGGGTCCAGTAGATCTTTGGGCAATGGCACAAAAAGTAGAAATGCCTTTGTATCAAATGTCTTCCTTTGGTGGAAAGAATGTAATTAATGTAGATAATGCTCGTGGTGAGTACAAATGGCAAATTCCAGTTTCTCAAGATCTTCCTTATGTTGTTGAGAATATTGAAAATCAAGGTGCTCAACTAGGTGTTGATGGTACTACATTTAAAATTAAATTGAGTAAACGTACTTTTGGTCATGGTGATATTATCACTTATGATAAGTACAACGGTGTGGAACTTTATATTGTTCCCACTGAAGATGTTATTCCTGTTCCAGATGGTGTTATTTATACTGTTCAATTAGTGAACAATGATAACACTAAGTATTTGGATGGTGATAAGTATCTAAAGAATGGTACTAAGTTTTTCCGCAAAGGTTCTGCTCGTGGTGAATATGGGGAAAGATTCTCTGATATTGGAACATATGGTTCAGGATACAGGGAGTTTTATAACTTTGTAGGTGGTGCAGAAGCTCACGTACACTACTCTGTATCTAGTCGTGCAGATTTGATGATGAAAGGTGGTTTAAAACAAGATGGTTCAGTTCCTGTTACTGAAATTTGGAGAAACTTTGATAAGAATGCTGACCCAGCTATCTCTAGTCTTGAAGGTCTTGCTGCTAAAATGGGTAAAGAGTATGTTAAAAAGGCTATCCAAGGCGGTACCCTTACACGTACTTTCTTAACTACAATGGAAGCTGCTCACCTGACTAAAATTGCTACAGATATTGAAACATACTTAATGTGGGGTCATGGTGGACGTCTTAAACAAGATGGTCCAGATGACATCCGTTTGTCTGTAGGTCTTTGGAAGCAGTTGGATAACTCTTACAAGCGTATTTACAATAAGTCATCATTTAATCTTGACTTGTTTAAGTCTGAAATTTTTAACTTCTTTAATGGTCGTGTTGAATTTAAAGGACCAGATCCTCAAAGAGCTTTGATTGTACAGACTGGTATGGGAGGTATGAAAATGATTAATGAAGCTATTAAGAAAGAAGCGGTTAACTCAGGTTTGGTACTTAATGCTCGTGAACTTGGAGCTGTTACTGGTTCTGGTATGGATCTAAACTTTGGATTTGCTTATACTAGTTACATTATTCCATTCTTGGCAAATGTTAAGTTTGTACTAAATCCAGCTTTTGATAATGTACATACCAATGACATTGAGAACCCAATCATTGATGGTTTCCCTCTGTCTTCCTATAATTTCATTATCTTTGATATCACAGATAATACTAATGATAACATCTTCTTATTGAAGTTGGGATGGGATAATCAACTGAAATGGTTCTATCAAAATGGTACTATGGATTACATGGGACGTACACAAGGTTTCCAATCTTCTGGTAACTTTAACGGATACCGTGTATTTATGACTCAGACAATGCCAGCTATTTGGGTTAAAGATCCAACTAAGGTATTAAAAATTGTTATGAGGAATCCAGTTACTGGAGGATCATTCTAATATTAAAAAAGATACCTGGGGTGCTTACCGTAAGATCAGCTCCCAGGTCTTTTTATAATTTAGTAACCAATTAAAACAAATATAAAATGGCAGGAAATTCAAGAACTCCAAAGAGTGCAAAATTTACAAGTGTTGTTAAATCTCCAACTGGTCGTACAGGCGGTACTAATAAGCCTGCTTCTACACAGTCTACAGCTCAAGTATCTAAAATGAAAATGGGCGGTAAAGTTGGTAAAAAGAAGTAATATCCGTCCTTAGATTTAACTATCTAAGGCTCAACCTAAAGTATGCATACCGTGTTGATCACACGAAGGGTTTGCAACCCTTGTTAGGTTCTAATATATAGTTATGATATCTCTTAGACGTCTTATAATAAATCCTAAATCACCAGATAGAGCTTTACAAATAGCTTATTCTGAGGCAGAAAGTGCATTAGCTAGACTAGCCCATGTAAATTTACTGTCTAAAGATATAATGGATATAAAGCATTATGAAGCTGATTTTAATAATACTAATACGATAGTTATTCCTATAAATTCTAAAAAAGGAATTATAGATATAGTAAATGCAGATGCTACAGCTACAAGTCTTTTTATTTGGTTGACAAATAAAGAGATAGAATATGATCATGATAAGTTTTACATGCAGCTTTCTATATATTGTAATAATAGTAGTGTCACTCCAATAATTATGTCTAGGGGATTTCAGCCAAATGAATTGTTGATAGAGATTAAAAATCTTAGTGCAGCAGCTAATTGGTCAAAATGCTATGCTTATTATGATCTTGTTAAGATAGACTAATATATGACATGCATGTAGCATGTATTTATAAAAAACCAAAAAACCAAACATGAGTAGTATTACATTAGTGGAAAAGTATCCACAAAACAAAAAATCTAGTATTGCAATCCGCCCTTACTTTGAGTCCAATAAAGGGAACATGGGATTAGAAAAATATGGACTTTCGCTCTTTGATGGTGCATTTCATGAGGAACAACTTGCTTGTTTAGAAATTAATGGTATTAAAAGATATGTAACAGGTCTTAATGAGTTTGCTCCAGAAGTAAAAACATTAGAATCAGATGAACAAGCAGCTAAAATTAAACAAATTAGGTTTATTGTGGCACAGTTAGAAAAAGAACTAGCTGCCAATGTTATTGATCCAGCAGATGAGTTATTTTGGAATAAAGTAAAACTTTTAAGACCAGATAATGATGAGTTTTGGGGAAGAATTAAGATTGCATGTGGTAATGAACCAGTTTTTTTGGAGCCTGATAAAGACCCTTATGATCTTATCAAACTATATGCTATAGAAGCTGGAGGATTCTCAATTGTTGCTAAATCATTTGAACATGCTAGAATGATGTCCGTTCCTCCAAAGTTTTATTTAGATAAGTTAGAAAATACTATATCTACTAAAACAGAAGTTAAAAAACTTAGAAATAAGGCTCTTTCAGAACTTCAAAAGCTCTTTGATAAAAACACTAATAAGTTATTTTATGTAGCTAAAGTGGTGGATACTAATAGTACACAATATAAAAAATCTACTCCTACAGATGTTCTTTATGATAATATGGATAAATACATTAATGGAGAAACAGTAGATACAAATAGAAAGCGTACTGCTGAAAAGTTTCTTGATGTGGTAAATCTTGATATGGAAACTCTTAAAATAAGAGCAATGGTTAAAGATGCTAGTTATCATAAAATTATTGCATCAAGAGGAGATGGGTTCATCTATCATTTAGAAAGTAGTACAATGTTAGGAAAAACTCCTAGTGATGTAGTAGAATATTTAAAAAATCCTTTAAATGAACAAATACTTGTAGATATTCAGGCAAAGGTTGAAAAAACTTGGAATAAATAAAACCTTAAATTATAATCTATGAGAACTTTTTTAATTGTATTATCAATCTTTTCATTTTTGACAGGATGTACAATCTCTAATGAAAGTACACCAGTAACCACTGATTCTACAGTCATTTCTGTAGATACGCTTAGACCTGATAGTGTTATTGTTAAAGATACTATTACTATAAATTCTTTAGAATAATATGGCAAAAAAACAAATGATAAAAAGAGCAGATGGTTCATATTCTCAGAGAGGACTTTGGGATAACATCCGTGCCAACAAAGGAAGTGGAAAGGCTCCAACTAAGGAAATGCTTAAGCAAGAGCGTAAGATTAAAAGTAAAAGTAAGAAGTAAAATATGCCTAAGGGAGCTAAAAAAGTAACAGCTGGTGGAGAAAAGCATATAGTTTATAAAAAGACTATTGCTAAAGGTAAAGGTAAACCAGGTCATATTATGGTAAATCATCCCACTAAAGATAAAGGTGAATGGGATACTATAGACCTCACTAAGAAAGCTGGTGCAAAAACTGTAGCTCAGGGTGTTGCTGCAACTAAAAAATGGCACAAACAACATCCCTATATTAAAAAGAAATAATTATGGCAAAGAGTCCAGCTTGGCAAAGAAAAGAAGGTAAGTCTCCTAGCGGAGGTCTTAATGCTAAAGGTAGAGCTTCTTATAATAAAGCTACAGGAGGAAATCTTAAACCACCACAACCAGGTGGTGGTTCTAGAAAAAAGTCATTCTGTGCTAGAATGGAAGGTATGAAGGCTAAACTTACTTCTGCTAAAACAGCAAGAGATCCTAATAGTAGAATTAATAAGTCACTAAGAAAGTGGAAATGTTAATATGACAAACAGTCTTTTAAGAATAAAGTTTCAGCAAAGGTTGAATAAACTAGCAACATTTGACTACGACAATATAGAATGTTGGCAAATAGCTGAAGCATTTAATAAAGCGCAAAGAGAGTGGTTTAGAAGACAAGTGCATGGGTTAAATAGTAAGAAAGAAGGATCTGAACAATCTATAGCTCTTATAGATGATTTACAAAAGTTTATTACTGTTGACGCCTTAAATGGTGAGAATGTTCAAACCTATTTTAAAACAGATACTATTCCCACTGACTATTCCTACTTTATTAAGATAAGCGTATTAGCTAAAAAGAATGATTGTTCTGGAAGATCTATAAAAGTTTATCTAGCAGAAGAAGCTAACTCAGATGTATTAATAAGTGATCCTTTTAAAGGGCCTAGTTTTGACTGGGGAGAAACTTACGCTACAATGGATACTAATAGATTTAAAATTTATACTAATGGAGATTTTGCTGTAGAGAGTGTGACACTTTCATATTATAGAAAACCACTAGATGTTACATTTAATAACTGTATTAATCCTACAACTAATAGTGTAAGTATAGATCAAGAATGTGAGTTTAAAGATGATGTTGTAGAACTCATTATAGATGAGGCGGTTGCAATAATAGCTGGAGATATTGAGTCTTTTAATCAGTATCAAAGGTCACAAATGAATGCTCAAAAATCTAACTAATATATGCAAAAGTTATCAAGACCTAGTATATTTTCTACTAGTATGCCATCTTCAATGATGAGCAATAATTCTGAAATGGGACCAGTTTGCAATCAATGTGCAGCACTTGCTAATGAATTAATGAATGCTGCTACTAGTTTTCATAAACTACATCTTAAAATTACTGGTATAGGATCTTATGCTGGGCATAAAGCTCTTAATGAAATCTATGATGCACTTCCAGGACATGCTGATGATTTAGTAGAAGGTTATCAAGGTGCAGCAGAAAAAATCCTAGAAATACCAGATACAATGCCTAGAAAACTAAATAGTGTAGAAGATGCTCTAAGTTATCTTAGAGAATTAACTTCACAAGTAGATAGCCTTCAATCAGTTATGCCATATAGTCAAATTGTTAATGAACTTGATAATGTTAAAAGTTCTATAGATGGTGTAAAATATAAATTGTTATTTTTAAAATAATTTTGTATATTATATTATAAACATATTTTTTTATAACCCTAAATTCTTAAAACTATGTATTTTAATCACGCGTTCCGAAAAGCTTTTCTAGGAAAAGCTGATGGAGGTGATCTTGATGTAAGAACATCAGGAACTACTGCTGACCTTACAGCAGGTCAAATTGGTCTTTTTGATGCTAAGACCTTCCAAGCTGTTACAAGCTCTGGTAAACCTTTTATTTTGGCTCAAGGTTCTTATTTCACCAATGACAAGATTGGTCCTGTTCATGGTGGTTATACAGAATCTGTTAAGTCAAAAGTTATTAATCCTAAGTACATTAATCGTGTATTTACTACATGTGCTGTAGATCCAGCTACTCATGTAGTTGCAGTGGGTTGGAACTTAGAAGATGGTGAACCAGGTTATCAGTTTGAATGTGGTAAAACCTATCGTTTGAGGGTTGATCTTAAAGGGTCACCTGCTCTACGTTTTTTATCACATAATGTATACAGAGTTGTTGATGCTTTCTCTGGTTGCTGTGCAGATGATTGTTCAGCTACATGTACAGGAGATCCAGTTGATGCAGCTTGTGTACTTCTTAAGTGGAAAGATCAACTTTATCGTACTCCTCTTACTAGTTCATTTATTGAACCTAAAGTTTGGATAAATGATGGTGGTACAGCAGTTGAGGTTTTCTCTGCTTATGATGTTGAACAAGGCAGGGCTAATCCTGGTGATGAATATGAGTGTGTAACAGGTGCTGGAGCTGGTGATGTAGTTGCAGGTCTTACAATTGAAGCTGCATATGAAGACACTAAGTTTGGTATTTGTACTTTCACACCTACAGATCATTATGAATTGATGCCTATTAGAATTTTTGCTTCAATAGTTGATGAAACTGGTGAACCTTGCGCTATTAAACCTGTTGGAAATATCTCATCTGATTATACTTCTACTAATTTAGTTAGTACAATCCAAGAGCCTATGCAAGCTCAAGGTGTTGGTGAAAGTGTAATTCGTGACCTTATTTTAACTGGTAGATATCGTCAAGAAGCATATCCTGATTCATTAAGAGTTGAACACTTGAGGATGAGGGAAATTGAAGCTAACCCTGCTCTTACTGGTACCAATGGTCAAAGCATTAGAACTAGCAAGTATAATTCAATTAACATTCTTCATTCTGTACCTAGGTTTAATAATCCAACTGGTACATTTGATAATGACCAATATTTGTTGACTATTTATACTCCAACTGGAGTATCTACGGGAACATTTTTGGATAGTCTTCAAGAAACATTAAATTGTGCTGGTACTGGTCTTGAAATTGAATACTGGGATGTAGCACCTTGTCCTGATATGGACTTTAGTGTAGATTCTGGTGATGGTTGCCTTAATCCAGTGACCACTACAACAACTGTAGGACCATAATATTTCCTATGAAAAATCATAAAGAGGGGGGAGATGAATAATCTCCCTCTTTTTTTTGGATAAGTTTTCAAAATTTCTTATATTAATATTGAGAACTTATTGGTCATTCTTTTATATAAAAAATATTTAATATGTCTGCTGCCCATCAGTTATTTCTTGAAATTCCACATACAAACAATCCTAGAATATTTAGGGTGATAGATACGTCTATATATACAGATATGATTCCTGTAGAAGATCAAACATTAGAGATTACACCTCCTGGTTTTAATCAACCTACAATCATATCTCCTACAGTGGAAAACTTTAATTTAGCTTTAAACGCATGTTCATTACAGCTTCAAACTAAAGACTGTGGGACAAGTTCACAGGTTTTACCAGATGGTATTTATATCATTAAATATTCTGTAAAACCTAATTCTAAGGTATATGTAGAATATAATCATTTAAGAGTTACACAATTTATTAATAGATATAATCAAAAACTTTGTAACTTAGAAATGGCTGCATGTGAGCCTAATGCAGATGTAAAAGAACAATTAAATCAGCTAAGACTTATTAAGTCTTTTATAGATGCAGCAAAAGTTAAAGTGGAGGATTGTCATGATAATCAAGCTGGTATGGACTTATTATCATATGCTCAAAAGTTACTAATGAAACTAGATGGACTAAATTGCGCTATTGGAAATGGTAGTCCAAACTGTTGTTAAAATGTAACCAATAAAAACCAATTATATGAGTCAATGTTTAAATTGTAACACTAAGCTTTCTTGTGGATGTCAAAAACGTCTTGCTTCAGATGGAAAATATGTATGTTCTAAATGCATTATTTCTTATGAAGATTCTTTAAAAGAAAAGAATAAAAACAGTAGTAGTAAAATATCTTCACCTTCCAATCTTAATAAATGAAAAGTTATATAGACAAAGAAAGAAAGTACAATAATGAGTTTGCAGATGCTATGATGGTAGTATTTCGTAAAATGAAATATGGTATTTCTTCTTGTCGGTATACTAAAGATTTGGATTTGATATTAATGAGAAAAGAGTTAGTTGATTGGCAAACATCAGGTGATTACACTCCTTTGTCTTCTGTAAGAACTAATTATAAGAAATGGTTGCCTGTTAATTTCTGTGAAGAAGATATGTGCTATGTTAATATCAATATTAATGTAAACAATCCTGATGCTGTTTCTAAATCTTATAGGGTGAATCCTCCACAGCTTATTTGGACATTTATACACAATCTTGGATTCTTTCCTAATGTAACTACAACTGATGATGCAAATCAAGAAATTGTTGGAACAGTTACCTATATAGATGTTAATTCATTAAAAATAGAATTTAGCGACCCTGTCTCAGGATGGGCATATTTATCTTAATAGAATGGCTATCACCAAAGAATATTATCACGATATTGATTTAAAAGCTAATCAGCTATTTAATAGCAGATTGCATAACATCACTACAGCTGCTAGGATTATTCTTGGTGGAACATTGTCCACTACAGATAAGGGTTACCAGGTTTATGACACAGACACTTTAACTCCTTATTTCTGGGATGGAACTTCATGGCAGTCTGCAGGTGGAGGAACATGGGGTAGCATAACTGGTTTAATTACTAATCAAACAGATTTAATTAGTTATCTATCAAGTAATTACTATCCTCTTACTAGTAATCCTGCAGGATATTTAACTACAGCTGCAGCTGATCTTTTATACTATCCATTATCTAGTAATCCAGCTGGCTATCTTACTAGTGAAACAGACCCAGTATTTAGTGCATGGTTAGCTACACCTCCTAATATTAGTATATTTAATAATGATGCTGGATTTATTAACTTAAGTAGTTTATCAGCAGGTGCAGGAATATCTTATAATAATCTTACTGGTGTTATAACCAACTCATCTCCAGACCAAATAGTAGTTCTCACTAATGGTACAGGAATTTCAATAAGTGGTACTTATCCAAGCTTTACCATTACTAATACTAGTCCTTCTAGTGGAGGAACTGTTACAGCTGTAACGGCTAGTTCTCCTTTAGCCTCTTCAGGAGGAACCACTCCTAATATAACAATACAACAAGCTTCTGGTTCATCAGATGGTTATCTATCTTCTACAGACTGGACCACGTTTAATAGTAAAGAACCAGCTATTGCTGCTGGTACAACATCTCAGTATTGGAGAGGTGATAAAACTTGGCAGACTTTTCCTACAATTCCTACAGTTACACCATCTGCTCTTACTAAGACAGATGATACTAATGTCACTCTTACATTAGGAGGTACACCTAATACAGCATTATTAGAATCAGTAAGTCTTACATTAGGATGGACAGGAACTCTTGCTGATAGTAGAATTGCTTCAGCTGCTACTTGGAATAGTAAAGAACCTGGTATAACACCTGGAACCACTTCACAATATTGGAGAGGAGACAAGACTTGGCAAACTTTAGATAAATCTGCTGTAGGACTTTCTAATGTAGAAAATACAGCTCTTTCTACATGGGCAGGTAGTACAAATCTTACAACACTTGGTACAATTGTTACAGGTGTGTGGAATGGTACAGCTATAGGAGACACTTATATTTCCTCAGCGTCTACCTGGAATGCTAAACAAAATGCATATACTAATTTAACTACTATAGGAACATTAGCTAATGCGGCTGGTTATTTATACAATGATGGATCTGGTGTATTTTCTTATACAACTCCTACTGGAGGAGTTACTTCTGTAGGAGCTACTGCTCCTATTACATCTAGTGGAGGAACAACCCCCACTATTTCAACCTCTATGTCTACTAATAAACTTATTGGTAGAAGTACAGCTGGTACAGGAGTGATGGAGGAAATTAGTGTAGGAACAGGACTTTCTCTATCTGCAGGAACACTTAGTGCTAGTGGTGTAATACCACATGGTACAGCAAGTGGTACAGATACATACACTGCAACTATTGGTACAGCATCTTCTTATAGTGATGGTGATGCATATCTTGTTAGATTTACTAATGGTAATACCACCAGTTGTACATTGAATATCAATAGTATAGGAGCTAAGACACTATATAGGAACAATGATGGGGCTCTTATAGGTGGGGATATTGTAGCTGGGGCAGAGATGCTTTGTATATATAATTCCACCCTTGATGGATTTCAAACCATAGGTACAGCTCCTAACACTCTGCTTGGATATGTTA